GCTCTCGAGCTCCGCATGCTCGCCAGTTACCTGTACAAGTGGGACAAAGGTAAGTACGCCGAGTCGGTACTGAAAGGCGACAAAGAAACCGGCACAGACCCACACTCGATCAATCAAAAGGCGGCAGGCTTGCATAGTCGAGACTCTGCCAAGACGCTGTACTACGCGCTGATTTATTCGGCTGGTGACGGCAAGCTTGGCAAGATCGTCGCCGACGACCTCGAGCAAGCCGGTGAGAAACCGCCGCCCAAAACCGCCTACACGAGTCTTGGCAAGACTGCTCGAGCTCGCATTGAGTCAGGTGTTATGGGGCTCGGTGAGCTCATCGCCTCAGTACAAAAGCAGGCAGGGGAACGGGGCTATGTGTCGTTGCCTGATGGTCGTCGAGCAGCAAGCGCACAACGAACAGCACTCAACACCTTACTCCAGGGCAGTGGCTCAATTCTTATGAAGCAGGCACTCGCCCTTTTTTTGTTCGAGCTCATACCCAACGAGGGACTCGAGCACGGCAAGGACTTCGCCTTGCTCGCTAATGTTCACGATGAACAACAGCTATCAGCACGCGCCGACATCGCCGAGCTCGTGGGCGGTCTATTTGCCCTAAGCATCGGCATGGCGGGTAAACGACTAAATCTGCCCGTCCCGTTCGCTGGTGACTTCCAGATCGGGAGTTCATGGGCAGACACACACTAAGGAAATGTATGTACGGAATCAGCAAGACCTACGAAGAATTTTACCTGGCAGGCAAGACTGCTTACTTCGACGGTCAGAGCAAGGACGCATGCCCCTACGGCAAAGAAGCAATGAAACAGCGCAGCTTTTGGCTTGCTGGCTGGATGGACGCCGACATAGAGACAGTCGGCCTCGAGCATTTTAGGAGAGAGTAATGAGTCAGACTTTTCACACGTTAATCGACGCAGACATCATTGCGTATCAAACGGCAGCAATTGGCGCAGGGTTGGACCCATTCGATGGGACACCTCGACGCGACATGGGCCTCGACACATTAGTCGACATCGCAGTAGAGGAGATTAACGACCTTAATCGGAACTTCGATGGGGCAGAGGTGCTGCTCGCCTTCTCACCCGCTGACCGCAGCAACTTTCGCAAGACGGTCGACAACAGCTACAAAGCAAACCGAAACCCTAAGCCCAAGCCGCCCATGTACTGGGAGCTCGTTCGTGAGCTCAAGACCATCTTTAACAATGTTGAGATCAACGGTCTCGAGGGTGATGACGTGATCGGCATCCTGCACACGCGATACCCCGACACCTCAGTCATGATCTCGAGCGACAAGGATATGAAAACCATACCTGGTCGATTGTATGACTTTCATCACCTACAACATCATGACATTTCAGTGAACCAGGCTAACTACAACTGGATGACGCAGACACTGATGGGCGACACGGCCGATGGCTACCCTGGGTGTCCTGGTATCGGTAAGAAGAAAGCCGCCAACATCCTACCCCTGGTCGACGACACTGAGGACGAGGACGTCTTCCTCGAGCGGCTTTGGTACGAAGTCATCGAGACCTATCAAAACCATTTCAAGAACCCGGATGTCGCTGAGTCAGCAGCAGTGAGACAAGCTCGGCTTGCTCGAATCCTACGTTGTGATGATTACTGCTACGACAGCAAAAGCGTCCGGCTATGGCATCCCAAAGAAGAAATCGCAGTACCAATGTCAGCCCTATGACACCTATGTCGCCAGTATGAAGAACTGTACATAACCAGATCTTCTTCCTGGGCGACGATTGCCGGTACGAAAAAGCAGCAGCCCAGGTCTTGGGCCACAGGAGGAGATATGTGGATAAACCACAAGATAAGTTTAGACGATGCAACGCCAACCGAGTGGGATGCCCTCGAGAAGGCGCAGCACACAACAGTTAACAACCCCCCTCACTACAACCAATCAGGTATCGAGTGCATCGAAGCGATCAAGGCCCAACTCTCAGAAGAGGAGTTCATCGGATACCTTCGAGGCACGATAGCGAAATACAACTGGCGCATGCGGAGTAAGCATGACTCGCCAACGATAGATGCAGAGAAGCTGCAATGGTTCACCAACCGCTTGGTGCAAGAGCTCCGTGCCAAGTGAAGCACCGACGCCATGTCGATCACCAGGCTGTGCCGAGCTCGTCTATGACAGACGCGCCCGAGGGCTGTGCGTGAGGCATGTGCGTGAGCGAAGTGCGAAACAGGGGGCTCGTGCGCGTAGGAGGAACTTCACAGATGACGACACTAAAAGAGACAATTGGTACAGCAGCAGCGATTGGCGGCGTTTGCGTCGTTCTTTTATTAGTCGTAATCCTCTCTGTGTTGATTGTCTTAGTAGAGGCTTTGTTCGAAAAGCTGATGTCGTTGATCACATTGTTGAGAGAAAAGATGATGACAGCCTACGCCTGGACTCTTCGAACCTGCAATCGCTCTGCCATTCTTGCCACAACACCAAATCTGCGGAACAGCGTCGTGCACGCCGGACTGTGGATCAACAGACTCCGAAATAAACTCGGAATTTAGTGTGGACGTTTTTTGTGTAGACGATTTTCGTGTAGACGTTTTTCGTGTAGATACGTTCCGTGCATGTGGGTCGAAACGATCCGAAAAAATCGATGCTCGATGGCTCGATTTCTCGATTTGATAGGAAAATTGAGATTGATCGGATGGGGCCGAGATCGGCGCGCGATGGGACGAGATGAGACGCGATGCGACACAATGCACGCGCTCGCGCTCGGATTAGGTGACTAGGTCGGGATTAGATGGCGCTCGAGGGCATCAATTGACGCGAAGGGCTCGCGCTCGAGGGCGCTCGAAAAAGCGCCAGAATAGGCCGTTTTTAATAACAAAATATTCTATAGGGAAGGGCCGAAAAACGGCCGAAAAGGCACAAAAAAAGCGCCCTTAGGCGCTCATTTTGGATCGGAGAGGGTTTAGCCTGCTAGGCGATCTCGGACATTCCCGAACGCTTCAGCGTGGTCATCATTCCAATACTTGGCGCGGAATTCCTTCAGCGTGCCGAAAAATTCGCCCTTCCATCGGCTAGAAAAGCCTACGCGCGATTTAACGAGAATGAAGGTCTTATCGTAACCATCATCAATCCGTCTATCGATCGTATACCGATATTCGGTATCGCCTGCCGTGTCATGATCAGCGATGATCTCGGCATCGGTATGCTTTCGAAGAAACGATTCGGCCGTGCTCGCGTTCTCTAGGTGTTGAACGGCCCCGGTAGGGTATCCGTCATGATGCTTATAGATGCACGTAAAAACTGCTAAAGCGTCATACTCGCGCTTAATGAATTCGTAGGTCGCCCTTGTTGCCATGGTTACGCTCTCCTCAATAGTTGATCGTTTTTTATGGTCCACTCGATGCGCGCTAATAGCGCGTCAAGTGATGTGTAGTAGATGCCTTGATATAGATATGTCATAGCTATTTAGTTCCTGTAGTTTTAATGCGTGGCGATGATGATATCGACGCCCTTGAAACGCTCCGAGCCGCAAGCATGGCCGCTTGGCGTGCACTCTCCGCATTTGCCCGGACAAGTAAACGCTCGCTTGCCGTATGCCTTACGGAGTGCTTGCTGGTGCTCTCGCTCGCCGTGCTCGGAATGCTTGGCTCGCTTAGGCATTGGGACCGCGACAAAACGGCCGCGCGTAATGGGTAACGCTTCGATAGCGTCGACCATTTGGGGCGAGTGTCGATGACCGCTCGATACGTTTAGCACGTAGTTAGAGGGCCATTGCTTGCCAGTGATCGACAGCATGACGTCATAGGCTAAGAGCTCATGAAAGCTTTTGCTGTACCCATACGCGGCAAGCTTTGACGTTTTCCCTATTAGATCCATCCAGAATTGAACGTCGGCCGCGTCTCTAAAATCGCCGTCTACGTATAGTCGGAAATCGACGCGATCAAGCTTCGAGTATTTGGGTCGGCGCAACATTCGGCCGAGCTCCGATGCTATCGCTTGTCGTCCGAGCTCCGAGCTCAAAAGTAGAGTGTTTTGTGCCTGTCGACAAAACGC